AAAATGCCGCCGACCATCCCAAGGGACAGCCGACAGGCAATACTCCATCATATAGGTTTCACATCATCAAGTGCGATCCATCCGGCGCCGGACTTTAATCTCCCCCAGCCAAGGAAAGACCCAGGACCGCTTCTGATCTCCATGATCGTGAAGATCCCCTCCCCGGTAGTCAGACCGGTCCTTGGAAAGTTTGTTCCCGGACCTGTGTAGATCTCTGTTCCCTCACTGCTGACCTTCACCATAAACGGAGGATCCGGAAGATCATCATCCGTAGGCGGGGTATACACCTTTTTCCCGTTCTGATCAAACACACTGTATCCCGGATTGGCATCCGCAGCATCTTTGGCATTGGCCAGGATCATAAAGGCTCCAACCTGGGAGTCCTTATCTTCCCAGCTCTTTCGGACGCGGTACCAGTTTTCTGCCAGGTCATACTGCGTCAGATTCCACCGCTCGATGATGCTGCAAAGCTTCGAGACATACTTCGTATCGGTGGCATAGCCCCCATCCTTGATGATATGGATCGCTTTTCGGAAATCCGTGCAGCCACCCAGTCCCTCATATCGTAATCTCGTTCCATTCTTCGCCCCAAGCAGATAGGCGCTGTGATCCGCGATGGAATCCTCGATACACGAATACTTCCTGAAATCCGCGTTCTCGGTATAAAGATTTCCAGTCCCATCGTCTTCCTTTGTCTTTTTCGTATAGATACTCTTTCCATCCCATGTCGATCCCGGCCAGGTATTTGAGGAAAGCATCTTCTTCATGCCAAAGCAATTATTGGCTTCCCTGGCAAGATCCGTACTGCCATAACCCGATTCCAGGATGAACTGCGCCATAGACACGCTGGCAAGGATGCCGGACCGTTTCTGGTCGGCGGTAAAAAGGCCTCCCACTCTCCTCACCACTTCTGCCTCAGAAAGGCCTTTAAGCTCCAGGGCCTGCATACCGCTTCTTCCACCAAGCTGCGCTGTCACCTTACTGGCCAGATCTCCCATCCTGGCCATCAACCAATCTCCCGGACAGGCTTTGTTGGCAAACCACCGATGAACCGTCAGGATCATCTCATCACTCTTCGGACTGTAACTGAGCGTCCTCTCCTTATCTCCCAGCCACAGGAGCTTTTTCTTCCCGTTTCGCTTGCAGATGTCGGCGCAGAGCATAATCAGTTTCTGGTAAACGTTGTCCCTGAACGCATAGGGCTCTTTCGTATCGGAAGCGCACTCGATCGTTACAGCTCTTTGATCGTTGGCGCTGCTGGAAGAGCACCAGCTGCGGTTTTTCTCCTCCACGTACATTCCGACGCGGCCATCCTTATCGATCCCGTAGTTACAGGATGCCTGGGAAGAGCGCATCGCCATCCATTCCCCTAAACCTTCCGTGCTGCACTGGCCGACGACGCAGTGAGGCGTGATCCGGTCGATGCTGTGAGTGCGCTGACCGGAGTGGTTGGGACTTAAGCGCGTATAGGTAACCAACTTGCTGTTTGTAAAAGCCATCACTGATCACCTCCCTTCTCGGACCGGTCATGGAGCTGTTCCAATACCGCCTTTAACCTCTCCGGAATGGGAAGGCCCAGGTGTCCGGCATTCTCCAGAAGGGATACGCCTTCATTGGACAGATAAAAGAAGATAATCGCGGTCCGAAGTGCGCTGCCGGTCCCGATGATCTGCTCATCCAGGACATGGCCTACTCCCACAAAAGCGAAGATCAGGACTTTCCGGAAGATTCCCTTAAATCCAATCTCACTCGATAAGCTCTGATCGATGATGGCGCACATGATGCCGGTCATGTAGTCAAGCACCACAAAAATGATCAGGGCATATAACAGGCCATCACACCCTCCCAGAAAGTAACCGAGCGTACCACCAATGGCTGATAAGCTAAGCCGTACTACTCCCCATATCTCTTTCATACACACATTCTCCTTTCTAATAAAAAAAGACCGCCATTATAGGCAGCCCGATTTTGATGATCCTATTGAATTCTTTAGGATGCACTCCTCAGTTCCTTCAGCTGATTGGCCAGCTCCTGGATAGCCTTGACAAGGTAACCTTCCAGGTAAAACGGATCGACGGACTTAAGGTTCATGATCCCGTCTTCTTCATACCCACCGCCGAGCGAAAGAAGCGGATCGATCGTTTCCAGTTCATCCGCTATCATTCCAATTGGTTGAAAAATTCCTTCTTTTTTGAATTCTCTGACTTTGATACGCATAATGGCATCCAGCGCATTCAGTCGGCAGTCGGAAATATCTGTCTTGATCCGGATATCCGATCCGGACCATGCAAAGGTTTTAGCTGCAAAGCTCGATCCTCCCCATTCACCTCTTACTTTCATACCTCCCGATTCTGCAGAAACACATCCAACTCTTGCTTTTGCCGTAGCAACAGACTGTATGGGAACGCGCTGCGTCGTCCCGTCATATCCGGCGCTATAAAATACCTGCGGAGTATACACACCGCCATTTTTACTCTCATAAATAACCCATTTCGCTCCCGTGTTATTGTATAAGCCAAAATTCCCGTCTGAAGTCATGCGTAAGAACCCTTGTTTTACTTTGTTCTTAAGCCATAGCGTGATGTGGCCGGTGTTGGATGTATCACCCATATTTATTGTTGTGGCATTTACCGTTCCGGCATTAACCGTGATCGCATTAGCCGTTCCGTTATCCAAAAGTGATATCCCTGTGCCTGTGCCACCTACATATATATGGCCGTCGGTAACCACTCCGTTTGCCCCGCCAAGATGAATAGCCGAAAAGCCATCTCCTATGGATAAGGATGATCCAAAGCTGCTGTCCGGCGCTGTCATAGCTACCTTCTTGACACCAGAAGAGCTATGGATGTAATAGGTGTTCTTTGCCGTGAGCGTAGTGGCCGTGATACTTCCTGTGATCGTTGCGCTGGTGGCTATGAAATCCCCCTTATGATTGACCCGGAAAGGAGCCGTCACCCAGCTATTTTCATCAGTCGCCCCGACTGCAATGGCCCAGACCCCGTTTCCCGGCCACTGAAGCCCGGTCGTCCTGTTAACATTTCCCGTATTAGCGTTGTTTGCTGTCGCTTTAATAGAACTGCTATTTAACGTCCAGTTTCCAAGCTTTCCGGAGGTAGCCGTGATCACACCGGTGATCGTCGCCTTCGTGGCAGTAAAAGAGCCATCTGCATGAACGTGGAAAGGATAGCTATAAGAGCCAGAAGTCCCTGTCCTGACAATCATGACATCTTTGTTCGCATTTGATCCGTTGGTCAGCGTTACATAGTCGCCGTCCGAATTGGTTACACTTAAGTTTGTCGAGCCGATCGTCCAACCACCAATGGTTCCCGCTGTTGCCTTTAGTGACCCATTATTGGCCACACTAAAAACCTTGGTGTTTGTGCTCCAGGCAGCGCCTTTAGCTATCCGGCCGATATAAAAGGCCAGGTTGCCTGAGCTGCCACTGTCACCTTTCATTCCCACTTCGTATTCGTAAGTGCTGTCCGAGCAATGGACGTAGAAGGAAGTACCATAGCAGTGTCCGCCGTTTTCCGTTGTATCGGTATTCGCTTCGTTTCTTACCAGGGTAAATCCGGCGATGTTACCGGCATTGGCCCTGATCGTACCACTGATGCTTAAGGTCGATCCGTCCCATGTAAGTTTGTCTGTCCCATACGCGAAGGTCCCGGAAGCCAAGTTGATCCAGCCGTTGGTACCGACCAGGTTCTGCGTCGTGATCTCCTCAGCGGTGATTGTGTGAGCCAGGATCTCCAAAGCGGTGATCGTATGGGAAGCGATCTCACTGGCCGTGATCGACTTTGCCACGAGCTTGTCCGCATTGACGGTTCGCTCGGTCAGGATGTACCCGTCCAGGGTGTCCACTTGCTCGCTTTCGATCTCATCATAATTATTGAGGGCATATACCAGCGCATTCGTATCCCCCCTGATTGCGATCCGGTCTGCTACCAGAGTTCCTGCCGTGATGCTGGCCGCGTTGATCGAAACCGCATCCAGGTACCCGGTGATTCTAGCTCCGTCGATGATGGCATCGCGGATCAGGCCGACCCTTACAAATAAATCCTTCACCTTCGCGGTTGTGATATTGGCGGTATCTAGGTTGGCCATGGTGGCCTTTAGATACGTCGTTTCCACGGTTCCAACCCTCAGGTCGATGGCACTGATATCTCCCTGAACGGTGCTAATCGCGCTATTCAGGTTCGTTTCGGTGATCATTCCGTCCACGTCAACCTGAACTTTTACCACGTCCCCGGCCTGAACCCCGTGGACATACACCCCGTTGATGGATCCGTCCGCATTGGACACCTCCTCCCAGGCAGCCGCAGCGGCTGAGAGCCTGGCCTGATATTCTTCCCAGGAGAGCGTCACGTTGGAGAGCTCTACACTGTTTTTCTCCGGATCATCAGGGTACTCCGTAATCGAAACGATGCGCTGCTTATCCCGGATCCCGCTGATCTCATCGGTGATGGTAACCGTATCTCCAAGGTCATAGTCTAAGATGGCATATTCTAAAGAGAGCTTTGCCAGGTCTCGTACGCTCACCTGGTAGGACCGTTTCGGCCTGCTAAGATCGGCCAGCTTCGCGATCGCATCTTCCTTCAGTGCCTGCGCATCCGTGTAGGAGGTATCTTCCCAGTAAAGAGTGCGCACCTTTGAGCTGTATCCATAATTTTCCACATAAGCCTTCCCCTGATTGACCGCCTCGATACTCAGGCCATTTTCGCCGATCGGAATAAGTCTCGTGTAAAAATCATAGCTGTCCATCGTCAGGGAAACATCGATAAGATTAAGCTCCGGCCGTAAATATACTCCCCGGTCCGATCCGAGAGACTTAGCAAAAAACACCGTCCTGGTTTTGGAATCGAAGCGGATCTCACACATGAATGCGTCCCGGATCTTTAACAGAAGTTCATAAGGCGTTTTTGAAAACTGCTGTACGCTTCTAACTTTCGCTGCTATATCCGGATCTACTGTGCACGTCCATCCTGTTCCGACAAGGGCTGCATTCGCTGCTATCTGCAGCGTTTTCTCTTTGGCTGTGAATTGCCTGAGCGTTCCTGCCTCCAAGGGTTCGATGTCCAGTTCGCACCGGCACTCACACTCTTCTCCTCTTGGATTCAGCTCTTTGATCACGTACCGGTCCTTTTCGGTTTCGATATAACCCTCTAACGAAAGATCTGTATATTTCCCAAGGTAAGTAAAGCTTAGTTTCTGATCCCCGTCGGTGAGGGTGCGGACAAGCTGGAGGTTTTTGTATTCCAGAGGCGAAAGGAGCCGGACAAATGCTCCGCTCTGGTCATACAGCTTCAGCATGAATTAATCGCCTCCCCCTTTTAAAAGCATGAACTGCATAGCGCTGATCTCATCCGCTGTAACCGCATCATACCGGCTGGAAGTATCAATGCTCTCTAAAATGTCCTCCGGCACGCTGCGCACACTTAGATGAATGTCTTCCTCCATCAGCTTGTTGATCTCCATTGTCAGGGCTTCCAGGTCCTCGATTTCAAATCGATCATCATGAATAACAGCCTCTCCCCGGTCATCCTTTTTCGCGTATTTCC